ATCCGTGTAGATTCGTCTTGCCGCCATATCAACAGTACATCTGAACTTATTATATCCTCCCTTTGCACCATAACTCACAACCCTGTCCACGTCCATTTTAACACCTTCCCCTTGTGTGTCGTCCCTTGTCTCTACGCCACCTACCGTTGTTGTTGTGTTGACAATGTTATCATTTTGTGTGAAACTCCAATACCCACCTTTGATTGGGGTTACTAAATTAATGAACTTAAGTAGGTCGTCTGGCATCTCAATACACTTCAAAGTTGGATTGAGAGTGACCTTTGCTGTGGTTAATATTTCACCATCATAAAGATTGAAATCCTGGTAACATTGGGCGGCATGTTCCACGTAAAGACCATAATCATCAACCGACTTACGATATTTAAAGAGCCATCGTGTTACTATCTGTTCAATTGGAATGAGAGCACTTGTATCTGTCATAATTAATTGTCTTTAGCGTTAGTCATTACACTAGCGTTGTCATCCTTTGTGTCCACGGGAGCCACAACACCCAAAATCGCCATTACCCTATCCATAAAAGTTTGTGCTACCTGCCGATAGTTTGTTCCTATTACATCCGTTATCTCTGGAATTTTTACCTCTTCATCCTCTGCATATTTGCTAAATGGAATGAGTAAATCCAATCTAAGACCTTTTATGGACATAGATAAATTATATAACTCCATACGTGTTTGATTAACTGCGTAGCCTACCTTAGTGTTGACTGAATTAAAAAAACTACCATTAGCAATTAAATCCATCTCCCTAAAATCTGTAGGAAAGAATATAAGTTGACCTTGTGCTGGCGCTGAAACCCTAATGACACCTGACCCTTTCCGCTCAAGGGGGATTATACTCTCAGGAAGTGTGCAGTAAGTAACTCCTGTTGTATTATAATCAAATCCTATAGTATAATAAACTTTTGTATAATTCTGAAGACTTAATGGATTAGTTAAAAAGACATCATGATAAAGTGAGGCAAGAGCCTTCTCTATAACAGCATCTATGTAACGATCTGCAAATCTATTTGTTTTGTCAATTTTGGGGAGTGAATTCCTTACGAGCGATCTTATTTCCTGTTTTATCATATTTAGCCACGTTCTATCTTCGGTTCGTCTGCCTCTGCAATTTGCACAAGTCCTTCGTCCGGCAACGCTATTCCCACAGTACCAAGTAATAGGTTAATTATTTGAGGAATATCATGTTCGTGCCACTCAAAGTTTTTGGTCAGTGAAACGACATTTGCCATTCCTGACACGCCACTCCTCGATGTACTACCAAGTGGTATCGCTACCGTTGCGCCTTCTGCCATATAAATAATATTAAGATTTGTATCAACATAATAATCCAAAAATGGTGTAGTTACCTTTCTGAGATAATCTATGTAAATGGGGGTACAGGTTGTTGGGGTAACATATAACGACATGTCTTCACTTGTTGCACCATAAGCCATAAAAGTAGTAGGATAAGTAATAGATGCCTTAGTAAGATAGTCCATTTCTCTCTGCCCGTGTTCAAGTGACGTGATTAAGTCTACTCTACGTCTGCCGAATGTGGGGTGCATATAATAAGGATCGCCGACTAAGTGATAGTAATCAGATGGTAATATTCCTATGCCATTGGTATCAAGATTAATCGGAACATTAACTTTTTTAAAACTATCCATCTCGTCCATTGACAACTTGGAACTTTCAAATCCCGCATAATTGAGTCTGAAAATGCGTTGATTTACCTGTACTATAATGTTGTTAAAGTCATCAGGCGAAAAGGATAAACCCCTTTTATCCTTACGGATTGCCGTTAATAAGGTATCGTAGATTTGTGAAGTATAAATCATGCTCTATGATTATTTTCACAAAGATAGTCAGATTTTAGGAATGTCTTGAAATGCAAAAGCCCCGGTTCAAAACCGAGGACTTTTTACGAGCCAACTAACACAAGCGGTATTGGCTAGGTAGACTTGTTTTGTTTTTGATAACTCTCAAAGGTTATTTTCCCTCTGACGTAAGAACTCATTGCGGAATTTACAGGGCGTTTGTTGCGACCATATTTCTTTGTCCCTTTGCCCTTACCGTCTTTTTTCTTTGCCATTTAACTGAAGTATTGGTTTTACTTCATGGCGACCTCCGTTTTTAATTATTAATACTTATCTGTCGAATAGTGACAACAAAGATAAGTCAAATATTTGAATCCACCAACTATTTTATAAAAACTTTGCCCCGATACACGTAAGGGGGCAAAGAACAAGAAATTTCCCCGAAGGGAAACCAGAAACAGAATTTTTAAGTTCCCTTTGTTTTATTTGTTTTTACTTTTGCGGGCGGTTCTGTGTTAACTGTCAAGGATTCCTCGACTATTGGCTCGTGTATGCCGAAGTCCACATAAACCATCTCACGTACCTCGTCTGTTTTTTTATTATAGAAACCCTGAATGTCTTTTACCTTAGCGATCCAACGGAAGATTTTATCCTCTTTTATAGAGTCAAGATATTCCTCATTGACAACATCAATCATCAAAGACTGAAGTTTTTCAAGGTTATTAGGTGATGTAAAATAATTGCATAGCCATTCAAACTTGCGTTTTACCCAGTCTGCGGGAACCTGTGCAATAGTTTTGTCTCCGATCTTATATCTACCGTCCGGTCTCCAAGTGATAGCCTTCAAGTTAAGAAAATGTTTAATAAAAGCACAAAGGAGAATATAGTCTGTAATCTTTAAGTCTTCCATGAACTCTTCCGTGCCCTTATAGGTAGGGTCTGACAGTTTGAGTTTGTTGTTTCTATCGAGGGTGTCCCGTAGCTCAAATCTTATTTCATCAGCTTCCTTTGTTTCTACATTGTCTATACCATAGGCGGAGGCTACAAGTTTAAGCGTATCTTCGTCTCCGAGTGTCTGCCAGATAGCCGTTCTTAAAGAAAGAGCTGCCCTTTCTTCGTCACCTTTTGCCCTTACATCAGCTTTAGGATCATCAATCTTCCAATGACCTCCAGTGACAAGCGGACTTTTGAAATACATAAAGAAAGCAAGGTCGGGTTCTGTCTTGAGGTTTACGATAAGACTACCTGTAACTAACTTAGATTTACTTGATAGTTTATCTCCGATATCCCAAACATTATTACGAACCTCATAAGGAGCACCCTGACATACGCCCCAATATTCAGTTCCTCTTGATGGGTTTACTACGTTTGCTCTTAGTGGAATAGCAATTGGTTTGGGGTCTTCAGGCACATCCCTAAACTCGTTTCCCTTGCCGTCATAGCGATCAATGGTGGGTTCTTCTTTTGTGGGTTTAAAAGTTATTGTTCCTTCGGGGTATTTTCTACGAAGTTCTTTGAGCCCATTCTTATACTCCTTCGCATAAACATGAAGAGGGTCGTTTTCGTCTTCGTAAGCCCTGTCTATATTTAATAGACGCTGATTGTTAATAATGATCATCTGTTTCTGTTTTACTTGTTTCGGATGCAAAGATAGGTAAAATTAAAATAACATTCCTTGGGTAGTTAGTTTGAAGTTAGTGTCATATCTTATATTGTCACCTTTGGGATATGGCATAATATGATAAGGAATATCCGCCATCATACGTTTTTTATCTTGTTTTGTTCCTAATAAATAGATATATTTATGTTTGGGTTTAGAAAATAACCGAGTAAATCCGTATTTTTCTGCCTCCTCTTTTGATGCCGAACCAATAAGAGTAGAAACTGTTTTTCCATGATACTCTTTATTGTCTTTAATAAATGAAGTTACACCTGAATCCCATCCACCATCTTTCCTTTGCCCTTGTCCAAAATATAACCAGTTTGTGGCTTGATATATATAACCGTAATGTCCCTTGCCGGGGTCTGCATAAGAAATTATAATTAATGGGATTGGTAGTTGTCGTAAACATTGCGACACAAAAAAAGATAACACGTTTTTCTTAAGTCCTTCATTAACGACTAACCTATTAAGTTCTAATACATCAAAATTGCCTATCCTTACATTATTTCTGTTGGCTGAACCACCAAACACACAACAACCAATTATTATATTATTAATATCAAAAAGACCAAAGGAAAAAGAAATAGGACACATTCGGTGGGCATAATGTTTATAGAGCAGCCATTCCTTACAGTCATCAAAAGGAATAGGTTTTATGGAATATTGTTCTTTAATACTCATACTTATTCTTCTTGTTGTGTCGTTTCCCATTATGAAGACTGCCTTTTGATGAGTTCTCAGGATACCACATCGGTCTCATGTTGGTATAATGGAACGCTTCCTTTTGCTCTTCTTCGTTTGTTAAATCAAATGATTCAAGTGGAATGGTATGATCCAGACTCCACCTACCATGATCTTTTCCGTAATTACTCCAAAACATTCCTTCCGTCCAAAACTTTTCAATATAGTTTTTAAAGTAATCCATATCACATCCTACAAGTGAATATAATCGCCCACCTTTACTTCTCCCGGACAATACAGCACCAAGCCTTGATCTGAGATTGTGCGCCATTCTTGCTTGTGGATGAGTTTGCATGTATATCCTTCTCTTTTTATTAATTTCCTCTCTATTATTATTAACATATATTTTAACCCTATTTGTATTGTTATGGTAATAGCGGTTACTTTGTTCAAGTCTTTCCTTGGGATGTCTTATTACATAATTATTTTTAATCTGATTAGATTGTTCTCTATGGTTTATTGCCCATTCTTTATTTTGCTTTAATATTTTTTCAGTATTTTCAGTATAATAATCGTGATTGTGATTAGGATGATTATCGTCATAGACCTTCTTCCCTTTTTTCTGACAATCCCGACACTCAGCCTTGTGTCCATCTTTAACCCTGCTACATTTATTAAACTCAGACAATTCTTTGTCTTGTTTACATTTTGTACAAATTTTATGTGCCATTGAACCAACTAATTTAATTTTACCAACATTAAAAGAAGGGAAGGGCGTTGGTGTACCCGTATCAATGGGGAGCTTATTCCCATCTATCCTACACAAAGATAATGCTTTTATTTGATAAAACAAAAAAAGAGGGAAGATTTCTCCACCCTCTTTTGAAAATTTATGAGTTAAAGACTATAGAATTGCGTCAGACTGTACGAGCACCATCTGATTGCGGTGCAACACTATCAATGCGTATTCTGATAACATCTCGCCGCGCACATCGTCGTAGGTGTCAACAGCAATGTCACTAGGAACTTGTCCTATGTTTGCTACACCCGGAAGAACTTTATTGATACGAGTTCTATTTTCGCCGTTGTAGTTTTTGTATCCGAGTGCAAGGTTTTTCATCTTGAAGGCTGCGGGTTCTTCCATGCTTCCTCTGACGGTTACATCAACATCGGGACAAATAAATCCCATGCCTGTGAAGTAATCATCGAAGGCTGTTGCTCCATAAGCTGTCGGGTCACTGAATGATGGTAACTCTTTGAAGGTTGTCTGCACACCGTTCTTGTGAATGAACTTCAGTGATGCGTCAATCTCGCCTATGTTTCCGTAGGTTGTTCCGCCAGCAAATTCTTTTTTAAAGTCTAAGCCGGAGTTCTCAAGTTGTTTGTAGAGTTCGCTACCCATGAAGAAGTTGACGTTTCTACCAGTGATACCCTGTGAGAGCAAGAGAGGTTTGATATCGTCAAAATCGCTGTACTGATACGAAGTGGTGTAGTACTGTTTCATTCCACCATCTACAAGGTGTCCTATAAGACCAAGAGTATTAGTAGGTTTTACACTATTGCCGTCCCTATCAGTCTGATTAAGGGCTGTGGCGGCTGTTAAAAGCTGACCAAGCATAATGTCATCATTAATATACTTACTCAGTAAGAAGTCGCATTCCATGGTTGCCTTGGTAAAAATACCAGTTCCCCCACCTCTAAGAGTTTCGTAGTATCTCTGATTAGACTGTTGGCTACCCATTATAGCCCAGTTCTGACGTCTTGTTGAGCAATAAAAAAGCCTTGTCTGCCATCCTGACGATTTGGGGCTTCCACCCTGTACACCATTGGCATAAGCTCCACCAGTAACCATCAGTTTAGTTCCTGTTGGTATAGTTACATTAATACGGTCAAGAGCGTCAAGACCATAAAGAGTATAGCTCTTACCAGTTGTATCGGTTGTATCTATAGCCGTTACCTGCCACAATGAAGGTTTGGTAACTTTTACGCTGTTTTTGGTAACGTATTTAGCGGGAACTACAATGATATCCTTCACTGAAAGATAAGCGTTGTCAGTTGTTCCACTAAAGTCTGCTAATGAAAGATGAAGAGTCCATGCTGCTGCTGGGGCTACTGCGCCAGATGCGCCTTCAGTAGTAACAAGTCTTACGAGAGAAAGTTCTTCAAACAGTTTCTTTGTCGGCCCTGCAATAGGAACGATAGAACCTGCCATATAGAGGAACTCAAGTAGTCCAATACCGGGGCCGTAAAGTTTTACGATCTCGCCCCAAATCTGCGGTACAAGCATGTCTGTATCATACAGAGATGCCCATACGGTGCTATAACCAGTATTAATTGTGTTACTTAATACTGCGGGTGAAGAAATTGTTGACATTTTATTTTAAAAGTTTTTAAGTCGTTATTATTAGTGTTTCATATCTTCAAGAAACGCTCCCAATCCTCTGCGGTTATCTTGTGGTGATCCTTCGTCCGTGGCTGTTTTAGTGTTAGGTGGCGTGGTGTTATTGAGCGCCTCGTCCAGTTTCCTTTGGATTTCGGTTTGTCCCTCCTTAACCTTAACTTCGATTATCTTGTCTATATTCTGGTAAAGAAAAGTCATATCTCTTAACTCCATTGCCGTTGCCTTATTCTCAGGTGTTGGATCAAGTCCTGCATCTACAAACATCGCTTGAAACATATCCGGGAGTTTGGCTTTGAAATCAGCCGGAACATCATAATCAATTTTCCCCTTCTCTGATTTAAACTTATCAAATGTGGTGAACTCTGCTTTTAGAGGATCCGTTGCCTGTATTCTCTTTTGCAGGGCTATTACCTCATCTGCATCCCTCTGTTCTTTCGTTGCCGCCTTTGGAAACTCGATACCAGAAGTTAAAGTTTTTAGTGTTGCTCTTGCGTCATCTGCACTCATGGCAAGCTCGGCTCTTGTGACACTATCCCAATCTTCTGGTTTTATGTCAGGGTCGATACCATTTTTCTTGTAAATGGCGGCTCTTAGATCATTCTCCGCAATGTTGGGGTGATTGATCTTCTGTGCCTTTACAAGTACATCAATGTCCGACATCTTACTTACGTCACTCATTACTATCTCTTGTAATGTGTACGGGTCTTTGTCGGGGTACTTAGCGAGCAATTGGTCAGCTATGTAAGCCTTCCTTAATAGGGGTTTTTCAAGTAACTCCGCACCGTTGGTGCTGTTCTTAAAATTCTCAATTTGCTTTTTGTAATCTTCTATCTCTTTAGTCTGCGATTCACTAAGTTTGGCCTTCCCCTCATATTCAACTATCTTTTGCTGAAGTCCGAGGATGTTCTTAATGTCATCATCATTCTTAAACGGAGTAGAAAATCGTTTATTAAAATTCTCAATGAACTCGTCAGGCTTTGACTTTGGTGTTGGCGTCTGCGGCTGTGCCTGTGCAGTCTGGTTTGTCGGAGTACTTGTTTCTGTACTCGGTGTTAGTGTTTCAGTAGCAGGAGGCGTCCCTACCGTTACTGTATTTTGATCACTTGCCTCCACGGGAGGTTTTGTAAATCTTTCTAATGGGTCTGCCATGTCTCTGTTTCTTTGTTTTTCGGCACAAAGTTAATATAAAAAAAAATAACACTCTTTTAGGGAGTGTTATTACTATAATTTATACAATTGTTTTTATGCCATATTTCTTATATTTAATTCATTCTTTAGCGGGAGTTTCTATTATGGTATCTATTCCACACCCATATTTTCCCTTTTCAGGAAGACGTAAACTTGGACATTCATTACATAAAGTAACTTTTCTACAAATTTCACACTCACCATAAGAATTTATAAATGTTATTGGATAATCATTTTCTTCTGCACATTTACTACAATAAAACATAATCTTTAATTTTCCCCAAATGTAAGACGAATAAATGAAACTACCAAATATTTTATCAACTATTTTTGGTCGGGACATTAATGTCGTGAGCAAACCTTGATTTTTTCTTCTGCCACCAAAGAATTAAGAATGTTCCAAGTCCCCCTCCAAGTATTATTGGAACTCCGCAATAGGGATTATCTACTATTTTTATTACTCCTCCGTAAGATATTGTGCCTATCATAAGGCTCAGAAATGTAGCAAGTGTTATTTTAAGATTTTGAACTGCGATGATGTACCACCCATATAAAAAGTCAAATAAAACATATGCAATGAAAAGAAGTATAAATGTTAATATTTCTACATTGCATATCATAGGCTTTCATTTTATTGTGGTAGATCAAGTGTTCCCTGACCTCCGCCTTGTGAAGATGTTGTCTCATTAACTAATTTAACTATATCGGGGTTCTTCTTTAGAATATTATCCCGTATATCTATTACTCGCTTCCCGTAAACGGGATTCTTGTTCATATCAATCGGATTTTTAGACACATCAACACCATACATCTTTTTTATGGGAGAAATAGAAAGATCATTATTACCGCCAACCTTTCCATAGCCGTTCCACGCCTGAATAATATCCTCATCCGATTTCTTCCCTAGTTTTTTAGCATACTTATTCTTATCACTCATTAATTGCATACTATAATCAACTGGGTCTTTTTGAAATTTAGTAAGCTCATCCGGGTTTTTTACTAATACGAAAAAGGGATTATCTCCATATTCATTAGAATATCCTGTTTCCTGATATGCGACAGCAAGAGCAGTATATGGATCAACACCATGTTTTTTAGCCTTACTAACTATTTCTTTTGCCGAATCAGTATCAATATTGGCGTGTAATCTATTATTATCTGATACTGGCATGTTTGTTACTGAATCATTTTCTCTTGTGTCCTTTACGGGGATTACACCATAATCCACTTTGTCTGAATCGGGAAGTTGAAAAAACTGGTTTTTAAAATCATCAACTGTTTTTGTGTATAATCCGTCATTTTGCATTACGTCATGTAACCTCGCAAGTTTATCGGGATTAGAAAACTGGGACACAAACTGGTCATAGGACTTAGTATAATAGCCCTCACTCTTTAATTGGTCATATAATGCTCTATTCTTGTTTGGCATTTAGATATTATCGTATTTCCCTACCGAGGGTTGTCCCTGCGATGTAGCTGGTGTATTAGGTGCGCTTTGAAGTCCCGTAGCCCCCAACGGTTCCTGTGCGGTACTTTGATCGGGTTGACCCACTTGAGTCGATTGTGGGGACTGTAGTACGGATACGTGAGTGTTCTTATGATGTTGCACTGCATTAAAACTATCAAATTGATGCAACATGTTCTTTGCCTTGGCATATTCCTTTATAAAATCAGGATGATTGATACCCAGTTTAGCTAAAATATTCAAGGCTATTTTATAATCATCAACACAAGACATATTCTTTTTGTTTAATTATTTACCATCAGTATTTGTAGTAATACCACTTTCGGCATCTGCCGCTTCTCTAAGACTCTGTAAAAACTGCATGTTATATTCTTTTGTAAGTAGCGAGTCTTTTATATTACCTCTTAGAGCCTCTGCCTGTGCTTTGCCATCTGCAACATTCTTATCTATTGCCATCTGACCCTGTGCCTTTGACTGTTCTGCTTGTGCATTGGCTTGTGCCTGTTGCTGAATCATTGCCTGTGAATTTTGTTGTGACACCTGTTTGTTCTTCTCGATAGCGTATTCAAGTTCTTTTTCAAGTTCATTAAGATCAGCACCATTATTTAATTTGGATTCAAAATAGATAGCATCGTTGAGGTCTATACCCGGCCTTTGCTCTCTAGTGTTCTGTAACGCTACCTGAATCCACTGTCTGAAGGTTGCCCTCTGTGCCTGATCAGGTCTTGGTCGTAGATCAATACCATATTGCACTCCCTCACCCTCCATCATAACGAGGGCGTCTATGTCGGTTTTCCCCACAACACCTTCGTAAGCCTCTCTTATTTTCTTGTCATTTCTGAGTCCAATCTGTATCCTTTTTAATAGGCTTGTCGCAACGCTCTTTTTTATCTCCATTACAGCATTGATGATTATCTGAAGAACATTAGGGGTTTGTATGGGAGTATCTTTCTGTGTATCTTTGCCCGTTTGAGGAAGTGGGGTCATGCCCAAATTAGCCATTGTAATACCAGTGACTTTTTCAAGTTCCCAAAAGTGCATCTCAAGAGCTTTCATTGTTTCTTCAACCCTCGCACCCAAACCACCCTCCATTGGAGTAACAGGAGTGGCTGCCCCTCCAGAGTAAAGTTGGGTGGGGGTATTTGCATAAGAATAGAGTAATCTTCCTGTTTTCTGCCATATCTCCAAGACTTCTTTTGGTTTGAGTGTCTTGCCTCCATAGGTTACATTGGCAAGCATTGATGTGTTGATGGCATATCCTCTTTCAATCATCATGGCAAGCGAGTTCTGCCATCTCAAAAACTCCATTGAAATCTGATCGAGTATGGGAATCATCCTTTTTATTAAGGACGGTTGGAGTAACTGTTCTACATGAAAAGAAAGATGGGGTGTAGATAGCCCTTCTCTTTCTGCCATTTTAACAGGGCCTCCATCAAATACATAGTCTGTATTAAGCACCCAAAAAACTTGTCTTGTATATCTCTTAAATATTTTTTTTACTTCTTGATTTGCATTAGCATTAATTTTATCTTTGTCGAGTGGTTTGACTTCTGAGTCATAATCAAGATCAATAATACTGTTTCTTCCCCTTACTGACTTATAATAAAGTTTTTTCTGCGTATCGGTGTCCATCCACTGTGCTTCAAAAACGGGTACTTTAAATCCATCATATCTATAAGTGGTTGTCGTTGGATCGAGTTGTGAATAAAATCCCCATGTTTTATCCCTTGGATTATCGTAGAGTGTATATGCTGCGTGTGCGAGTGCAACCCATTCCTCTTCGGGTACGTCTGGTAGTTTATTTCTTAAATTCGATATTGTCCATTTATGAAGATAGCCAGCATATTCGGCATCATCATAATCACGCTCGTTTGAAAATTGTATAACAAGATTTGCGGGATCAGTGTACTCAATCTTCCATTTAGAATCTCTGCTATCGAAAACATCCCTAACGGCCGCATAACCAAGCACAACTAAATCATCTACTACCTTCTTGCGTATGTCACCATCCCAATCTGAGATGTTAAAGGAATGTCTTGTAAGTTTTTGCATAGCTCTTGCCACGTTTAACTTAAAGCCGTCCTTGGCCTCAAACTGTTTTAGTTCTTCAATGGACTTTGGGAGAACCGTATCCTCATCAACGGGGATACCTGCATTTTTCTTATACTCTACCTGCCAGTTAGCGTTAATACCCTCACAGAGTTTTGTATATGCTGCATTTTCTTTTAAATCATTAGAATTAGAGTCTATCGTGTCCGCATACACATCCCAATCATACTTATCCATCATTCCATGTATGGCATTTAGTATCATTGGGGCAGGTGAAACATTTTTGAAAAGAACATTTCCCCATCCCTGTCTTTTGCTTAGTTTACCTATGTGTGTATCATCAAAGCTACTCACAGAAATCAGGTCGCCATCGTTGCTTTCGGTATGCAAAAGAAAACTTTTATACTGATCTACTGGCTGATCTCCGTTAGAATACAGTCGATTCATTAAGAAATCATTTATAGTAAAAAGATTAAATGCGCACTTATTTCTTAAAAACAAACTGTATACTGCCTCGGCATTGTTACGGTCATAAACGTCATTTTTCTCTTTTGGGTTACGATCTCTATGCGGAAACGCAAATTCGTAATTAGAATATTTGCTAAAACTCGGAATCATTGTAGCTATATTGATTTAGCACAAAGATACTACGTTTTAAAATAATGGTTATTTTAGAATATTCCATCAAGCAATCCCCAACCACTTAAATCCATCGCTCCATAATTATCTGAATGGGATAGAATTTCTCGGTATCGAGACTTACTGCCTAATAATGCAAACCCAAATGCTGTTTTTAAGTCAAGTCTTGTGAAATCTTCCACCCCCTTAAATGACTTAATTTCAAGTAAGAGATCATCGTGATTTTCTCTATGTCCCCTATTTTCTATATAATCTTTATAAACCCTCACTAAATCTTGTAATGTCTCTGCGTCTGTCCATCGTCCCGGTAGTGGTGCTAACCGACCATCTAATCCCATATCAAACAAAAAATAGCCCCCATAACCCCTCTTATATACATGGACAATAAATTGTTCTACATTTTTTTCTGGATACATCATAGCACCATAATATTGGCAAGCCATGATGACATCTTCAAAATATTCCTCTTGTGTTGCAGGTCTATAGGAGTAAGAACAGATACATTTAAAGCTGTCCCATTCTCTTATCCCCTTTCCCCGGTCTATATTATCATCATACTCCCAAAGTATGCCCATCCCCCCGTTTGACTGCCGAGAATTTGATAAGGAAAATCCTGTCTTGGCTTTTGCTTTCGCCTGGTTGGCATTAAGGTTTCTAAAGGGGTCTATACCACATGTGAATCTCTGACCATTACGGGGTCTCCATGACATAACCATCTTCTGACTCAACCCGTCCCATATTTCGATACCCTCTCTTTGATTAGTCATCTGCGAGGGTAAATCCATTGATATTTTGAACTTGGGTATGTCATTGGATTGTTCAAAGAGTACGTTACTATTGGGATCACTTGTTTCCCTATAAAAAAACCCTGTTTTATAAGGAGGCTTTCCAAGTGATTTCATTCGGTTAAGTTCACTAAGCCTTGTGTCAACTATCTCTAAATTATATCCAACATTACCAGAACTTCCTAACCAACACTCCGCCCATTCAAAAGGAGATTTTCTTCTGATACTTCGATAAAGTTCGAGTGATTCCGGTGTGTTGGTAGTTAATAAAGCATCTCTTTCCGCCTGCATTGTTTCTTTTGCCCCTTTCTTACTCACTGCAAAAATAGACATTGGAGATAGTCTTATCTGCCTATCTGTGGGTGTTTCTATAACCGACTTACCAAACCTGTCAATATATCCCTCAAGTCTCAAATATGCAGGTAGAAATATTCTTGCAAAACCTTCTGTTGTCTGTCCTTTTATCGGTATCCTATGATAGAAGTTAGACATGGTGCAGAGTTTAAAATATGGTACAGAGCCACTTTCTAAATCCTCAACCGTACTGGGGTTCTTGACATACGCACCTTTTAAAATATTGATACCCATACCAGTTGACATGGTGAACTTATTGACATGCCACCTCTCAAATATGTCTGCTGTTGAATTAAATCCCTTTCCCTGCTCGTCATTCAACACCCCATTAAGTCTGTCTCCCTCATTAGCAAATAGTCCTCCTGAATCCGAGTAGGCGATAGCACTCTTTAATCCTCGTATGCTGTAGACATTAGGAGGTGCGTCAAGCCTTAATATCGTTGGTCGTCTATTCCCTTCCCAAATGGGCTTTAACACCATAGGATAAGCATCGAAAGCCGGGAGTAATTTCTTTTTGTAGTGTGTCTCTGCGTTTTTCCCCTCAAAAGAAATGATGGTACTAAAATAGGAAAGGTTTGTCATCGCACCCATGAGTATCTTATGCACAGCCTCATGTGTAGCTCCTGTTCTACGTGTTTTGGGTTCACAGTCCCCAAAGAAGAGACGCCTACCCAAGTCAATCATTTCATATTTACCATCCTTATTTTTTTTGGCAAGTCCTGTGTCATCTAAGTCTGCAAATGTTTCCGTGCATGATTCAAGATACCTTGCAAAGCAAAATTTTCGTCTTACGTCATCCCTATATTCTGGATAAGTAATAGCCTCATCAATGTAATAGAAATTAAGAAAATCAAAATAATCTGGAGGAATAAAGGTTGGTTCTCCGTCAATGTAAACCCAGTAACCATACGTTCTCCACCACCACGCCTTTTTTAACCACTCGATTTCTTCTGTAAGATTTTCTTGTTCCTGTTCAATGAGTTCCCAAAAACGTATGTAGAACTTATAGCCCTGTATGGTATCCTGTCTGTTCTTTTTTTCTATCTCTGCGAGGTCTTTGAGTGCCTTGGCTTCAATTAACTTAAATTTACGTGGTACTTCAATCCTTCGAAAATATTGTTCATCTTTAAGGAGATTATAGCCATCTATTTTAGTTAAGTATTTGGGCGGGGTTGGTAAGCTAAAGTAAATGGGAATAAGACTTTGATCGTTCTCATTAATTACTTCCCATTTTTTGTACGGACAATCTCCGTACTGATCGTCTGGCTCTTCGTCATTAATAAACTTGGATTTTTCAATGACATATCCTGCATAGTACGGATTATATTCATCAGGAAGGCCGTTATTTTCTTCTTTGTATTTTACTATATCTTCTGGTCTGATCTTTAGGCGAATCGCCTCTTCTTCTTCAAAATCTGTTTCAAAAGAAAGTTTATTATCTTTAGGCACAACCCTTAATGTTGCCTCTTTTGCTTTACGTGGCATTCGTTTCTGTTTCGTTTTCACAAAGGTAAATAAAAAAAGGCAGAGCGTTTAACTCTGCCTAGATGTTGAAAATTCGTAATGGTTTCGTAATGGTATTATGCTATAAGTGCAAGTAAAGCAGTTAAAGTTAAGTTAACTCTCGCCCGCACAAGTTTATATCCACTTTCGATATAATACACAATAGAATCGGCTGCGCTTCCACTATCTGCAACTGCTACTGCCCATGCGAAGTTTTGAATAGGGATTATGGTGTTTACAGTACTTTTGGTACTATCCATCTTAGGATAGATCGGTAATGTCATTTCGAGATGAGTTGGAGTAGTGTTTATCTGAGTACTGATGTCTGCTACTGTCATGTGTAACTCCATATATTCTTTATGCTCCCTGTTGTCAAAAGGATTCTCAATGTAATAGAGACTTGAGTAGGCTGTATCGGTCATTACCCGGATTCCAGTAAGCCTGTTGGTGTTCAGAAGATACGAAGTACCACTTGTGGTATCCCTTACCCTCCTATTGTGATCTGCTTTGACGGTCTGCCATTTGGTGACAGTTGCCGCAAAGAGCATCGAAGGAATAAATGAGTGAGTGGTTACTGGCATGGCTTAGATAATATTATTGGTCAATTCGTAGATACGAGAGAAAAAATTATGAACTGAAGTGAATGTTGATGTTGTTCCTCCCCCTCTTACCCGGCTCATCACGTCTTCGATAGCAAGGTTAACAAGAACTTCTTTTCTCTTAAATGCTCCTTCAAGATAAACTACCCAACAATGAGCACCCGGATTAGGATTATATCTATTAGCGTAGACTATATTCGCCCACTGTATAACGGTATTAACCCCAGCTTTATCAGGATTGTTGTGAGGATGAACAGGCAGTGTAATAGTGTTACTATAAGCTGCCGTGTTAGCATAAACGATAATTTGTGCAGGAGTCTTGTCGATAATCAACGTACTCAAACCCTCTCTCCTGTCAAGAAAATTGTCAGAGTACTTTAAATTTGAACCATAGGTGGCGTTGGTTGTTATGTCCGTCATAAAATGCGGATTAAGCAAAAACTCTCTTGATGCACCATCAGATGCAGTTTTTCTCATTCCGGCGTTTCTGAAATCGTTCCAAGAGTAAACTTTAGCAATAAAAAGAATCATTGGCGTGAAAATTTAATTTTACAATATATTTACAACGCCACAAAATTACACATTATTTTCCACATCATTTCTAGAGAGTAATTTACCTTCTCTTTCATTTCGATCTCTGACTTCCTGTACCTTGCTCCAATTGCGCCTTATGTAAGCCTGTGCTGTGCTTAAATTAAGACTATGGTGGGGAAAGTTTATTAACTCGTCTCTGAAAGATTCTTCGAGCATAGTATGTGCCATAAATAGTCCATTGAACCATTTTAGATCGTCTCTTATGGCTCTTGGCGGCTCGTCCTCATTGAATTTGGCAAACACATGCCCTACCCTGATATTAGGATAAACTATACATTTTCCTCCGTAGACACGTGCCTTTAAACTTAAATAACTTTCCAACTTTCCCCAGCCTTGGTGGCCTATTAATCGTTGCCCTTCGATAGTGTCCCAACCGTATGTTTTTTCGTAGAACTCACGCTTCATAAAATAAAACGCCCCCATTAAACAACTTATCTCATAAGGTTCGTCTGATTTCTTTGATGCCCATTTGCCTTCAAGTATATCCCTATATTCAAGATTACTTCTTAACTTAGACTCTATGGGCAAATCGTCTACTGTCACTTTATAAAGTAATTTTGCCCCATATCTTGTAGTTCTATCGGGTGCATCAATATCATAATTGCCTAAATTAAGCCCCACACTTGCACAGCAACCGATTTGATTGTCTTTTACAAGCAATTTAACGTCATAGAACCACGATCTCTGCGGAAATGTATCGGCGCCTGCTAAAACAACGATCGTGCCTCTGGACGCTTCTACGCAACGATCCATGCCATATCCCACTCCGTACTGTTCTTTGCTTTCTATAATTTTTAGGTAGTTTTTTATCCTTTGCGGAAAATTTATGTTATGGAGTGACGCAAATGACCCATCTGTGTTAACGCTACCATCGTTATAAAAGACTATCTCAAGTTCATCATAAGGATAATCACGTGTAAAATTATACAAAACTTCAATTAAGAGTTCGGGGTCTTCATTGCGAACGGGTATGCAGACGGAGATGGTCATTTTCTTGAAAGGACTGCATTAATATCCTTTCTATGTACCACGTAGTAAATTTGTTTGTCGTCAAAACGGCTGGCATACTTTTGCCTTTCCAAAGCCCAAATTCCAGCCTTAGGGTTGAATAATACAGTATCTCCTGTACGAAGGTCTTCTATATGGCTATAATCAGGATTTAGATATTCTTTGACTGGGTTTCCAATATACGAGATTACACCTTTCGTTTTATCTAAGCACTCTTCTGATATTACGTCAAACCCGGAAAGAGATTCTTTGTTTTTTAGGGTGACAAGAACGTAGCCATTTAGCATTCTAACTTTGATTGCAAACATGATTTTAGTAAGTGTTATACGGTATCTTGCACAATAAATATCTGAATATGAAATAAGTTTATAGGTTTTGCCATCACACACAAGCGTAACTGCGTTAAGGCTGTCAATGGTATTTGTCCATATTTCCCATCCTTTTTCTAATGCCATGTCGGTCAACCACGGCATACTCTTTTCCCTATCTTCAGTATTAAAGTATAGCTTTTGCGGGGTTTTGTAAACGATCATTGACACCTCTGCGAGATCAGCCGCATGTGTAGAGTCATCATCGAGATTATCGGGATCAGCATAAATCAGCTCTTTATTAACTCCTATTATGATACCTGACTTTGTGGTGAGTCCTTCATTGCTGTAGTATTGCTCGCAAAGAACCATGTTGATAGGTATGATTCCTTCGTCCAGTTCCCTTTTACTTACCGTCTGTTTGAGTAGTTCAGCCATTAGTTTATTCTGTTGTGTCTGTTTTAGTTTCTTCTGTCTTTTGCTCTACCGGGCGATAGAGTAATTCCGTGTCTGCCCCATAACCGAATACATGTTTTCCTCCATCTTCAAAGGTAACGTGTACCCTATCTTTGATTAATACAATCTTTATGGGGTTTATTTTTGCCATGCCAACAAGATATGGACTATCTAAGGTATAGGAGGAAAATGCAACGTCTCCATTACCCGTGGTGTACTTGTTAAATCGAACTTGGTATATTTCGGTTTTTGGTGTCATTACTTTCCTTCTCCTTATTCATGTAAAAACTGTAAAACATTGCATTGCACATTATATGCCCAATATGATGCAATCCGCTTTCTTGATCTATATCTTCTCCGTCAAAGAGTTTTGCAAGATGCCTTTGTAGGGACTCAAGAATCTCTTTCTTGTCGAATCCCTGTTTCCAATTATCAACGGCATATTTCTTTGCACCGAACTCCATGACTTCAATCATCGGCTCTAATGACTTGAAATGGACTAAAGACCATTTCCGCTTACCTGTGTTATACCGTAATCCTTTATTTTCTGACATTTTTATCTTGGTAAAATTACTCCTGCAAAAAATGGATCAATTGTACTCTTAATTCTCTTAAACGTGAGTCCGTTGGTGTTCCAGTTAGATGGAATAAGAATAGCATCGCCTCTTGATGACTTAAATTTTTCTACGTTCTTCTGATAGTCGTCTATAAGGATTCCATTGCCTGCCATGAGATATTTGCGTGAACCAAGAAAGACTGCATCTGACTTAATGTTCATGTAATTATCGAGCCATTGAAGTTTCTGCATTGCGCAAGACGGATCGAGCGATGGGGTCGTAAGTATGGTTACTTCTCCTATTTCCGACAGTAAGGCATAAAGTTCCTTATACCACGGCATCGGCTTGAGGTTATACCAGAAATCAGGAGTCTCGTGAATAGAGTTCCAGAATTGCTCTACGGTTATCCCATAGTAATCATAAGTTCCCCACTGTCCGAACTCGGAAGCGTATTGTTCGATGGTAATATGCTTGTTAAAGTCTCTATTAAGTGCTTCTAATGCCCCCGAAAGGAAGTCTACAAGCACACCATCCATGTCAAGTAAGATTTGTTGTCTCATTATATTTCATTTAGTATTTGCTTTTCTTCCTTTGAAAGTATTGAGTAGAACTTTTCTGGGTTTTCTTGGCTTTGAAGTTTGCTTAACCAGAAAGTTATCTTATTAAGATTTTCTTTGGTCTTAACATCAAAACAATCCCCTTCAACTATCTTCCATGTCTTTACATGGGGTTGAATATTCCTTAGTGCTATGCCGTCCATGCCCCATGAACTTTCTTTGTTCCAAAGTACTCCACCAACCTTTTCAATGATCCTTCGATTGATACACCTACACACGCCCAAAATTTGATCTTTAGTTTTTAGGTGACGTAGACTTCCTTTATGTTGACCATCAGCCGCATAGAAATATATAGACGAAATTCCTACAAGATCGTAATCCAATTCCATTTCTGTAATGCACCTTTTTAGTAGCGTTGTGGAAATAATATCATCTGATCCCGCAACAATTATGTATCTACATTGTATACTCATAAGATAGTCTACTCCTGTGTTGAACTTTGCCGTGGCTGGATGATTGGTTTGTGTGATATGATGGACTTCGTATTGCTCACAGAGTTGCTTGTGTTCTTCATCACCAACCACCACGCAGGGAAAATAACCACAATCGCTTCTTAATCTTTTTATGGAAGCTAAAAAAAGACGTAATATTTTAATTCTTTTAAAACTTATTGTTAAAATTCCAAACTTCATTTCAAAAAAGAATTTAGTATTTCAGTTTGTACTATATCCGAAGATGTTTGCCAAACTGTTTTATCATTAGGCGGCAAATACCTTAAAAAATCCCTGCCATGTGCAAGTGCCATTATCTTTACTCCTTTCATGTGTGCGTCCTGTGCCAAAAATATATCTGCCATGTTTTTTTGTGCCTGTACATCATAGGATGGTTTGTAGTCGTCTGTATGAAAACCCATGCACCCAGTACCTCCAACATGAACTTCAGTGTTTTTATACCATGAATTTAAGCATCGTATATTGGTAGTAAATGATCTTTTATAAGATGATATTGGCCTTTCCCCGTCATACCGTTTTCCATGATAGGTTATTATACAATGATAAAAATCAATCATGTTTTTTGTAAGAGATACATAATTATTAGGATATAATAAATCATCATCACAGCTAAAAAAATACCCTTTTACCTTGTCAGACATGGTGAATTTTGCGTTGGCTCCAAACTCATTACCGCTAATAGTCCAATACACATTTTTAAAATCATTGATCCACTGCGGTGCTTCTTGCAAACCATAGTTTAAAATAACATAAATATTGTCTGCCTGATTGGTAAGTGAGTCTAAAACCTTTTGCAGGCTTCCACTTCTTTCGGGTAAACTTGCTATCCCCACATTAATTGTCTGGTTCATCTTTTATACTCGGTGAAACATTTAAATAATCAAAAGCAAAATTTCTTATTGCGGTCTTCTTGGAACAATGATAGAACTTTTGTATCTCTTTGATTGCCCATTTGTACCATTCGTCATATTGTTCGGTAGTAACTGCATATTTCTTATACCATTCGGAGGTCTTGCATAACTCCGGTTCTTTTTCAAGAAGTTCTTGTACTGTTATGCCGTGGTATTTAACAAGCCAACCATTATAAAGATCATCGGTTGTTAATACTTTCTTTTTCATTTTATGTAATTAAAAAGGCAATGGGTCACCGTTTTCATCATCATATTCATTTGGAGAAAGATTAACAAACACCTTTTCTCTTTGTTCAATATGTTTAGGTGGTTCTGCAATGGTATCTATATTGCTCATTGCATCAACCTTTATCTTACCCTTGTGATTATCGTAGGTACTATTTCTGTCGGTAAATCCTATGTGAACTACCCTTGCTTCTGTTTTAAACCAAGTATCTGAAATCTTTTTTCCAAAGAGATAATAATCAACGCCGATACTATCGCCAATACTAAATTCCTCAAAGCCCACCCCTCTGTCTAACTGCATCTCTGCAATATTGGTTCTGTCTTTTCCTCCAAAGTCGAGTTTATATTCTACTTTTATA